TCCAACATTGGCAGTAATTGACGATATCGAAGACAAGTACAGTGCGAACTCCGACGAGTCGATCGCGAAGAACGAGACGACGATTGAAGAAGACATCGGCGGCATGGGTTCCTCCGCAAAGCGTATTGCGCGCGTTTATCTTTGCACGACGCTGAACCGCAAGTGCAACGCCTACCGGTATACCGATCCGAAGATGAAGCCATCCTGGAATGGACGCCGGTATCGCAAAATGCTGCGTCCACCGGATCGCATGGATTTGATTGAGCAATATATCGAGCTTCGGCAACTGCGTGGTGCGGACGATCCAGACGCGCGCAAAGCGTTTGCGTTTTGGCGTGACAATCAGGCCGAGATCGAACGTGGTGCCGAGGTCTCGAATCACGCATCGTACAATGGAGATTTGCACGCAGACGGACAGCCGCTCGAATTGTCCGCAGTTCATGCCTACTACAACCGAGTCGCGGACGTTGGCAAAAAGGCGGTCGCTACTGAAGTCGACAATGATCCACCGGAGGAAGCCGGGCCGCAGAATATGGGCCTGACAGCAGAGATCGTTGCAAGTCGCATGAGTGGACTTGCACGGCGGCAACTTCCCGCGAACACCGAATATCTCACAGCAGGCATTGACATCGGCAAATACAATTGCCACTGGGTCGTAACAGCGTGGTGGCGTGGTGCTGGTGGTGTTGTTGTCGATTACGGTATCGCGGAGGTTAGCGGCAACGATGGCGTGAGGCATCAAGACAGACTTGCCGATATGGAAGCGTCGGAACCAGCGATCTATCGTTGTCTGCTTAACTGGCGTGACTATCTGCTCAATACACAATACATCGATGCAGCGGGCCAAGAACGCAAGATCAATATGGTGCTTTGCGACAGCGGCACCTATACCAACGCCGTGTATGAGTTTTGCCGTCAGGTTCGCGGAATTTTTCGTCCATCGAAAGGTATTCACAAATACCAGCGAAGGAAGCAGACGAGCGAAAAGTGTGTTGCAGCGGCGAACCAGCACGCACAATATCTGGACTCGGCAAACATCTGGCTACAGGAACTCGACACCGACTACTGGAAACAGTGGGTGCACGAACGGTTTTTGACGCCGACATTCGACGAAAACAATATGCTTCGGCGTGGCTCTTTATCGATTTATCAGCCGGAAGGATCACGGCGGCATCTATCGTTCGCACAGCATATTGTTTCGGAAGAACTCGTTCACCAATTCGTGGAAGGCAAAGGAGAAAAGCAGCAATGGGTTCAAAGAAATCCAAACAATCACTGGCTCGACGCAACGTATCTAGCGGCAGCGTGTACGGAAGCACTCGGCCTGAGCCTGATAACGCCAAGCGAGGTACTATTGCAGGCCAAGCCGTCACAGCCAAAACCATCACCGCAGCCTCGACAGCAGCAGCAGAAGACGCAGCACGGATCGAGATTTCGGCAGAGGCCGGGCGGGTGGATACCACGGAGACGATAGCGAAACCAAAAGCAAGGGAGTTCGAGGCGCGGGCCTGCACGATATGCGTCGGAATCCGTCCACATGGAAAAAATTACAGTCGCGTCTACACGACTCGCGGTCGCGTTCGATACTGCAAGTGCAGTTTTTGCGGTAACACTTGGGCACAAGAAGGCTGATTTTTTTGCCCGATTGTACTATTGGAATAGTACAATGATTTTAGGTGTTGTTTTGGCCGTGCTAGATTTTATCGCATGGCATCAGCAGCATCACTACTAGCACTAATCGACGCAGCAATCGAAGCACTTCTTACAGGCGGTGCATCGAGTTATTCTATTGGTGCGCGTACCGTAACGAAGCTCGACCTCGGATCGTTATTCGAGGAGCGTCGTCAACTTCAGATTCAAGCACAGCGCGAATCAGGAAGCGGCGGGATTAGCCTTGGCAAGATGACGAGGCACCGCAGATGATCGGCAAAATTCTTGACTCGATCGTTTCGGCAGTGTCACCGCTATCTGGCCTTCGCAGGATGCAGGCACGAAAGCTCTTACGATCCTATCAGGGTGCGGAACCATCGCGAGTCGCATCGAGCCGCACGCCTAAAAACCAACCTGCCGACATGGAACTACTCGGACCATTCGGTGCGGATCGCCTTCGGGCGTGGGCTCGCGATATGGTCCGCAATAACGCTTACGCTTGGGGTGTCGTCGATACAATCGTCTCGTCGGTCGTAGGTTGTGGTATCAAAGCTCAATCGACCTATGAGACGCCAGAAGGCGAAGATGTCGAAGATGTCAACGACGTTCGCGACAAGCTATGGGCGGAGTGGTGCGAAGTTTGCGATGTCAACGGACTCTACACGTTCGAGGAATTGCAAGCGGCAGCTCAGCGAGAAATCGTCGAGGCTGGCGAGGTGCTGGTACGGATTATTCGCACGCCAGATACCGTGTACCGTGGTATCTTGCGGCCCGTACCATTGGCACTCGAAGTAATCGAGGCGGATCGACTTGCAGGCGACAAAGACACCTATGCGGCTCGATTGTCTGCCGATAGCGGTAATAGAATCATCCGTGGCGTCGAAGTGGACGACCTCGGCAAACCAGTTGCCTACTGGATTTACAAAGACCATCCACTCCAGCCATACGCTTTTACTCGAACGCCAGAACGGATTCCCGCGAACGAAATCATGCACCTATTTCGTCGAGATCGAGTTGGGCAGACTCGCGGCGTGACTTGGTTTGCACCGGCACTTTCTTGGATTCGCGACCTCGGAACGTACGTCGATAACGAACTGCAAGCCTCGGCAGTTGCGTCGTGTTTTACCGTCGCAATCAAGAGCCATACGCCAGTCGGCAACCTATTTGATCCTGATGGCGGAACGGGAACCGATGCGGCGGGCAATCGTCAACGCTACGTTGAGCCAGGCATGATTATGGAATTAGCACCAGGCGAGGATGTCGTTGGCCTTAATCCAGGTCGTCCGAATGCCGGTGCAGAGCCTTGGATTCAGCTTATCCTTCGCGGCATCGCAGTCGGCACCGGATTGTCCTATGAGGTCGTAGCACGCGATTACAGCCAAACCTCGTACAGCTCAAGTCGAACGAGCCAACTGGAAGATCGTCGCCGGTTCCGATGCTGGCAGCAGTATTTGATTCGGCACCTATGCCAGCCGGTATGGGATGCGTTTTGCGACGCAGCCGCGATTTCCGCATTGCGTGGTTTTGCAACTTCGGCGGAATTACTCGACGACCGTCGGCGCTATGCACCGGTGGAATGGCAGACGCCAGAATGGGAATGGGTCGATCCGCAGAGCGAGCAAACCGCTAGCGAAATGGCACTTAATTCGTTTACCGATACTTATCAAAATGTGCTAGGTTCGCGCGGTCGATCGTTCCGCAGTGTCTTCTATCAGCGCGCAAAAGAAGAACGGATGCGAAAGAAGCTCGGCTTGATCACGCCGGAAGAACGTCAGCAACAGATCAGTGCGGCGCAGACGGCGGCTATGGCACCAGCAGAGTCGCCAACGGCTCAGTCGAGTCCAACGCAACCACAAGAACAGCGTCAAACCGGCAGCGGCGAGATGATGGGTCTATCGACTTTGCAGTTTAATCGCAACCGAAAAGCGATCGCCAAGACGCTCGAAGACCTAGCCAATAAAACCATATCGCAGACGCAAGCAAGAGTATTTTTGTCGTCCATCGGCATGAGCGCCGAGAACGTCGAAGCACTAATCAACGACGCGATTGACGGCAGTGTGGATACAAAACTACCGGAGGCTAGCGATGCCGTATAGCGTCGAAGAATCCGAAGCGTGCCCAATCGATAAACCTTACGGCGTCGTCAAAGAAGACGGCGAAGTTATGGGTTGTCACTCGTCGGAGTTCGATGCGGAAAAGCAGGTCGCAGCACTTTACGCGAGCGAAGGCATCGAGCGTGCCAAGTACGACGATATCGACTTCACTCCACCGAAAGGCGTTCGCGAAGAGGCTCAGCAAGGGCTTGATTGGCGAAAAGAACATGGCCGAGGTGGAACAGCGGTCGGCATCGCACGGGCTCGCGATCTATCGAACGGTGTAGCAGTTAGTCCCGAAACGATTCGCCGGATGGTTAGCTATTTCGCACGGCACGAAGTCGACAAAAAAGGCGAAGGCTGGAGTCCGGGCGAAGATGGATTCCCAAGTAATGGCCGAATCGCTTGGGCACTTTGGGGCGGCGACGCCGGTCAAACATGGAGTGCGAAGATCGCAAAATCTATGGACGTGCGCGACGAAGTGAAGCGGCTTTCGACGATGCCGAGAATCAAGCGTTATTTCGATGCACCGCGCGACGGAAAAGCAGTTATTGCCACCGAGACGCCGGTAGACATCTACGATCCGCAGCGGGGCCACATGAAGCAAGTTTTGCTGATGGATGGCGTTCGGTTCCGCAATCGTCGACGGCAGTTACCGATTGTCGATTCGCACGATGACAAAACAGTCCGAAACGTTTTCGGCTCGATCCGCAACATCGCCATCGAGGACGGGCAGCTCGTCGGCGTGGCAGAGTTCGCCAGCGATCCAGAATCGCAGGTGGTTGCAACGCGATACGCCGAGGGACATCTAACCGACTTTTCGATTGATGCCGTCATTTTAGAACGGCAATACATTCAACAAGGGCAGACATACACGACGAAACGTGGCGTCGTGATTGACGGACCAGCGGAAATTGTAACCGCTTGGGAACCGCACAACGCGAGCATCTGTGCAACAGGTGCCGATCCTAATTCCACGGTAAGACGGTCATACGACCAGGAAATTGAAAGGAAAGCGAGTATGGATGAGTCCATGATGGCTCAGCTCAAAATGCTTGGTCTGCCGGAAGGCGTGACCGACCCGATGGAAATCATCAAGTTTTTGGCGGATCACATGCCAAAGCCTGAGATCGAAATCGAATCGATGGAAAGCCCAAAACCTGAAGACGTTGCCCGCGAAATGATGGGCGACGAAAAAAAGGTCGAAATGATGGCGACCGAAGAAGTCGAGCGACGAATGAAAGCAGATCGCACGCGACGCCAAACCATCTACAGCGATGTGAAGCTCGCGAAGCTCGAACGTAGCTTTGCCGAGCAATTGATTGATGCCGGTGTAACAGTGGAAATCGCACGTGAAAGGATCATTCAGAAAATGGCCACTCAAGAGCCAGTTGGAACCAACGTCCGAGTGACTGAAAGCTCGGAAGACAAATTTGCATCGGCTATCGGTGCAGGACTTGTGCAGCGTTCGCTTCGAGCCGCAGGTTTGCGAAAGCAAGTGGCACCAGTTGCTGGTGCTGACGAGTTCGCTCGAATGGACTTGCGACGCATGGCGACTATGTGCGTTGAGCGTATGGGAATCAAAACCGACAAGCTATCGATGCCAGAAATCGCACGTATTGCGATGGGTGCTCGCGGCGTGTCGGCTCAGTACCGAGTACAGCGTGATGCCTATCACACCACTGGCTCGTTCCCGAACCTATTACTCGATGCAGCCAACAAAACCTTGCTGGCCGCTTACGAAGAAGCGACCTACACTTGGTCCATCTGGGCTCGTCAAGCCGCATCGGTCGATGACTTCAAACCGATCAACCGTATTCGCTTAGGCGAATCGCCAGACCTCGAAGCGATTCCAGAAGGTGCTCCGTATCCTGAAGGTGCGATGGCTGATGCGAAGACATCGTATTTTGTGCAGAAGTACGGCAAGCAGTTTACCGTATCGTGGGAAACCGTCATCAACGATGACCTCGACGCACTCAGCCGAATTCCAGCAATGCACGGTAACGCAGCTCGTCGCCTTCAAAACAAGAAGGTTTACGAAGTGCTTACCAGCAACCCGACGATGAGCGACGGACAGGCGCTATTCTCTGCTTCGCACGGATCGGGCAGCAACGTATCAGGCGGTGCCGGTGCACCTGCTGTTGCTACACTCAACACTGGCTATCAGCAGATGATGCTTCAGAAGGGCATCAACAGCGATGCAATCCTTGGCCTAACGCCATCGTTCTTGATTGTGCCGCCTGGCTACTCGGCGACCGCCTTGGAGATCGTCAATAGCCAAAGCTACAACGCAGCCAACAACAACGAAGGTGTGGTTAACATCTACGGTGTGAATGGCGTGCGTCCACTACAGGTCGTTGTTGAGCCGATCTTGCACGCAGCCTCGACGACCAACTGGTATTTGGCTGCCAACACGAACCAAGTCGATACCGTGGAGCTTGCGTTCTTGTCGGGTGAAGAGTCGCCGGTTTTGACCAGCGAACAAGACTTTGATACCGATTGCTACAAGTACAACGTGCGTCAAACGTTCGGCGTGGCCGCAATCGACTGGCGTGGGCTGTTCCGCAACTCTGCTTGATCTTGATTTGAGATGACCCCTAGCTCCATTGTGGGCTAGGGTTTTCCCCTAAAACAAAACGACTTTGGAGATTTTCAATATGGCCGGTATGCAAGATTTTGAGATGTTTTCTGATGACTTCAATGGAGCGGTGGCAACCTTCCCAACGTCTGCCGATCCAGCAACCGCTTGGCTAGTCGACGACGTTTCCGCAACTGGAACACCAGTCTACACCAAGGGAACCAGTGAAGCGACGCTGACGCTGAACAACGACAGCGATGTGGTTGTTGTTGCGTTGCACTTCAATGATGCGCTCGATTTCGATATCGACGACATTCAGCGTGTCACCATGCGAGTCAAGATTGGAGCCGCAACGTTTACAAGCGGTTCGATTTTGTGCTTCGGTGTTGGCTCGGCACGCAACGACACAGCGAACAGCGTTGCGGCAAACGCTTGGTTTCGCATGGAAGGCGCAAACAGCACGACGCTAGTTTATGCCGAGACCGACGACGGGACTCGCGACGTTGACGACATTTCCACCGGCGTCACGCTCGGCACGACCTACAAAGATTTCGTGATTGACTTCACTGGCGGAAAATCGAACGTCAAGTTTTACATCGATGGCGTTCGCGTTTGTGCATCGCAGACCTTTGATATGTCGGCCTATAGCTCCGGCTTGCAACCGATCATTCAGATCCAAAAGGCTGCGAACACAAATGCCGACAGCGTGGTTGTTGATTACATCGAAATCATTTCACATCGTGGTTGATTATGACACTCCGCCAGATGATCGAAGATGATGCTGCAAAACTTGTATCGACGAGTGATTTCGGTGAATCGGTCGTGTACCGAACTCGAAATAACATCGCACGAACAATAAGTGCAGTCGTTTTTCGGCAACTGGCGGAACTCATAAGCGAAGACGAAAATCGGTCGGTGACAGTGTTCGAGGTGCACGTTGTAAACAGCAGCACGCTTGGCATTGCATCGACCGAAATTGACCTCGGCGGCGACACGCTTGACATTGCCGAGCGAGTCGACAAGACAGCCAGACCGAGAGCCATTGTGCAGATTCAAGAGCAGGACGAAGGGATGCTTGTACTGAGATGCCAGTAGCAGAGCCAGATATTGTCGAAATTCTCGAAACGATCGAAGAACGACTCAGCCATCTTTTGGCCGAAGAGATCGTGATTCCAAGTCGCGAGAATTACGACGATGGCGATATTGGCATTCCGCAGAGTCCGAAGGATAAGCAGATCGTTGTTAGCCTTGGAGATTGCACACGCATACCGGAGTTGGACTTGCCAGGAAATCCTCCGAGGGAATGCTGGGAAATCGACTACCGAATCCGATTACGGCTGATGCCAAGCGAAACCGATCAAGAGTCGATTGACAAGAAACTGATTCGTTTCGTGCGTGACGTTCGGCGTGCGATCACAGGTGCAACGGCCTACGATCCAGAGTGGTACACGTTCGGCGGCGAAGCGATTGATGCGGCGTGGGGATCAACGATGCAGCGATTGATACACGACGGCACAAGTCAAAGCGATGGCTATGTGCTGTCGCTGCTTGTTCGGATTCGTGTGACTCCAGGTGCCTTATGATTTCGATGAACATTCAGGCCAAAATCGGAGAACTGGAAAAGGCACTCGGAGAGGATGCACCGAAAAAACTA